AGGGTTTTAGGAGCAAGTCAAAGATGGGATATGGGTGGTGGAGAATTATATATTTATTCAGCTGCTTCGGCTGCTGCTAATGCAGTAGTTACTCCAACTTTAAAATTTCAAATATTAAATACTGGCAATGCAGAATTTTCTGGTCAAATAAAAACAACATTTTCTGGACAATCAATTAGTGTAGTTGCTGCTGGTACTGGTTCAGTTAGAATGCAGTTACAAAATAATAGTATTGGTAATTCTGGAGTATGTGTTGAAAGTAGTACTGGAGGTGACCAATTTGGTGGTACAACTGCCTACGCAATGGCTATTGGCACATATACTGCAAAAGATTTTTTTATAGGAACAAATAGCGCACAAAGATTAATGGTTACAAGTGGCGGCAATATCCTTATGGGTACGACTACTGACAACGGTGAACGCTTGTACGTATCAGGTGCTATAAGAGCAACTTCAACAATTACTGCAAACTCTGATATTCGCATTAAAAGCAATATAACTAAAATAGAAAATGCACTTGAAAAAGTAGGTCAAATATCGGGTTACACTTATAATACTAATTACGATGAAAAGCGTCACGGTGGAGTAATTGCTCAAGAAATAGACAAGGTATTTCCTGAGATTGTCAACACGGGTAACGATGGATTGATGGGAGTTGAATACGGAAACATATCAGCTTTATTAATTGAAGCGATTAAAGAACAAAATATTAAAATCAAGAATTTAGAAACACTTTTAGCTTCTAAATAAATGCCATTACAAGGAAGTGGCGAAATGTCTTTTGCCGATGTGTACAATGAAATGACGGGGGAATCGTTAGCGAATCCTCCTATTTCTATTACATTGGCTGAACTTGGACAACTTCAGAACTCAAGTGGTCAAACGATTGCTTTAAATCAGTATTATACTCCTAGACCCGACGGCAGTTTGCCAACGGTATTCCCAACTGAATGGTATTTATACTGCCAACGATGTAACGTACCTAATCCGTATTTAACGATTAGCAAATCAGGTGCAACGGCTGGCAACCTAAATCAATCATTTTCCTATTATTTAACCATTACAAATAACGGAACAACGGCAACGACTGCGCCAATACAAATATCTGATTATTTACAAGAGGGTTTAGTTTATATAACTTACGGAGGCGAAGGATGGAACATTAATGTTGTTCAAGTTTCAATCGATGTCGGCAGATTCTCATATAATGTCTTTGGCACTTATAATGGAGTATTGCAACCGAATGGAGTTTTAACACTTCAAATAATTGTTCAGCCTAATATTTCGACTACATACTATAATTATGCAACGGTATCAGGTGGAGGCGAAGCAATATCAAAAACTTCAAATACAATTACTACTTTAATCGGTGGCGCTGAATCGTGGACAAGTTCTGTCACTAAAAGATTAGTTCGTACAATCCAAAAGAATGATTGTGGGGAATACGGAGTGGGTTCAAATCAAGAGGTTTATTCTCCATTCTTTACGGCTACTTACACAAGTACAATAAGCCAAGCGGATGCTGATGCTAATGCAAATACTAATGCAACGGCTTTATGTAACCAATGGCTAGATGCTAATGGGCAATCCGTAGCAAATCAATACGGTACTTGTCAGTATGGCTATCCTTATATGACTTTAGCAAAATCAATGCCAAGCGCATTTAATATTAATCAATCGGGAACGGTTCGAATATTAATGCGAATATTTGCGAATGTGACAAGCGGTCAAATAGTGATGTCAGATGTTTTGCCAAGTGGATTTGAATTTGTAAGTATGGTCGATGTGCCGAGTCCATTTAGTTCTTCGGTTAGTGGCAGAACGGTAACTTTTACAACTTCTAATTCATTACCTATTGATTACTTTGCAGAATTTGTATTTACAATAAGAGCCATTGCATTCGGAAATTATACAAACTTTGCTTCCGCTTATGGAGGTAATATAATTAACAATTATGCCCAAAGTAATACATACGAAACTTATGTATTTGGAGCGCCAAGTTTTTCGTTTACTTCGAATACTATTAATAATAGTTTTATTCATCCAGCGCCAATAAACGCTACTCCAACCGATGAAGCATATTATAATTATATTGTAACGATAGGCAATCAACCAAGTACTAATTCTACTTTATTAGCGTTAAGAATTACATTACCTAGCCATCTAAGAATTGTCGACCACGTTTCAGTTTTTATAAATGAAACTTATTTTACTTATTCTCAAGGTCTTGTTCCTAATGAATTACTAATATTTCAACGTAATAATGTAACCGTTCCCGTTGGGCAATATTTATTTTCAGTTAGGATAAATTTATTAATTAATTATTATCGTATGTCTACGGTTGTCCAACCAATTGAAGGAAGACCTGGAGACAACTTAATTGTTAATTCTTCGGGGCAAGTAGTTCCAAGAAGGCAGATAACTAATTTTAAAGGCTTTGTTAGTGGTAGCGAAGTGGATAATAGAAACTCATCAATTGATTGGGCAAATAATTATACCTTTTTTCCTATCTTTTCAACGACTGGTGGAAGAACTCCATCTAGTGTAAGTGGATTAACTTGGTCTTATTCTATTAATAATGTAAATAATTTTTCTGAGCAATACCCTATAAATTATATTAACGGACAATTTTTTGCGAGTAATGAGGCTTATGCAATAAATCCAGTAAGAGATTCTTGGACTCCAGCAACTCCATTTGTTAAAATAAATGTTGATTATCCTTATCAAGATAGTTCTAATTTTACAATAAGAATTTATTATAAAATATTTCATCAAGGACAACATATTGTTTCGGTCTACCAGGTATATCAACCTTATGATGGTATTGCAATTGACAAGGCTGATAACGAGCCTAAATATAGAAATACAACATTCCAAATATATGTCGATACTAATGGCAATTACATCTATTGGTAAAATTTTGTCCATTAGCTATTTATGATTGTAAACTAAACAAACAACCAAATGAAATTAGATTTTAACTTTGACTTTATCGGTCTTGATGACCAAGTTTTTGAGGGTGGTAATGCTGGTAAAATGTTAGCTGGCGCATTAGCCTCCGCATCTAAAGGAGATGCACTTAAATTTTGGGATTGGGCAAAGAAGTTATTTAAAGGGGAGGTATTAGATTTAGACAAGTCAGACCAAGAAACTTTAAAAGGATTTGTAAAAGATTCAGAATCGTTTACCGTGTTAGCAAAAGCGCAGTTATTAGAAATATTTATTAAAGACTAAGATGATAGTATTCATAGAGCCAATTAAAGGAGTTAGAGAAATAGCAGACCGAGTGGAAATTAAGGTCGTTAATTATGCACTTCAAAATCCTGAGCAAACTTTGTATTTTAAATTAATGAGCCAATTTAATCCAATGATTGAGGAAGGCAATTTAGTTATACCTGAGCCAATAGTTTCACAATGGGGAGTCGATGACTCATTCATTGTTAAATGGGCGCTTGAAACATTAGGCTTAAAAGAGAAAGTAATTACTCCAATAGTTGAAGAAGAAGTTGCACCTGAAGCTCCAGTTGAATAATGAATGATTGGGAAGAGATAGTAATACCAGGCGCAACGGGTTTATTTGGTTCATTAATTACTTGGTTGTTTGGTCGCAAGAAAGAAAAAATTGAAGTACAATCTTCTGAAATTACCAACGTTCAAGAAGCTATTAAAATTTGGAGAGAAATGGCGACAGACCTAAAGGCCGAAGTTGCCGATTTGAAAGAAAAAGTTGAAACCTTGACTACTGAAATTCATAATTTACGAAGTGAGAATATTGAATTGAGAGCAAAATTAGATGAAAATCAACCAAATAAGCCAAAGCGGACTAAGCCTGATAAAACGGTTTGAGGGAGTTAAACTCAAGCCTTACTTATGTCCAGCTGGTATCCCAACAATATCAATCGGTTGCACCTATTACGAAGATGGAACAAAGGTTAGAATGACTGATGCACCCATTAGCGAAGCAAGAGCAACCGATATTTTCCTAAATGTAATTAAACATTATGAACGGAGCGTTGACTCATTTTGCCGTGACGATATTAATCAGAACCAATTCGATGCCCTTGTATCATTTTGCTATAACTTGGGCGCTGGGTCTTTAAAGAAAAGCACCTTACTTAAAAAAGTAAATGCAGACCCAAATGACGCATCAATTAAATTAGAATTTTTAAAGTGGAATAAAAGTGGAGGCAAAGTCTTAAATGGATTGACACTTAGAAGAAATGCCGAATCAGAATTGTATTTTAAAATTTGACAAATTATGCAAAATAAACGTGCCAAATTCGGAAGTTTTCCGATTTACTTATTTTTATTTGTCATTTTGGTTTCTTCTTGCAAGCCAACTAAATCGGTTAATATCATAACCGAAAAGATTCGCATCGACACAATCCGTGACTACAAAGTAATTACTCGATTCAAGGCGGTACACGATACGCTAACCATTGAGAATCCTTGCGATTCTACTGGCATATTAAACACTTTCTATTCAAAGATAACCGTTCCACAAGGGCGCATAATAATAAGGTCTTACAAGGGCAACATTCAAGCTACGATTAATATCGATTCAATCGAGAATGTCTACCGAAATATGTATGCTTCGAGTTTATCAACTGATAAATTAATATCGGCTAAAGAAAAGGTTACAAATATCATTCCGACTTGGTGCCTATTAACCATTATTTTTCAAGGGTTAATCATTTTTGGTTATATCTATTTAAGATTTATCTATGTATAAAATTGATATCGAGCCATTGGAGAAGCCAAAATCAAGAGCAAAAGATTTACTGGATACGATGATGGATGTAATGGAAAACATTGAACACGTTGATGATGCTGCTTACGTATTAAGAATGAAGGTGCTAAACAATATCGAGTTTTTAGTCGATGTTTTAATGGAAGAATATGAAAATGGAAGATAAGATTATCAAGATTAGAGAGCATTTTTATGCTACAAATCTGAGTAAAAACGATTTCCATAAACAATTTTTTGAAATGTATGGCTATCAAAATGCTGATTCATTAAGAAAGTTTATGATTAAAAAGAACATAACTTCAAAGGATAGGTCAGCTCAAGAAATAAATAAAATCATTCCGCCAGTAGTCGCAAATTATAACCTTGATACTTTGGACAACTTTGGAATAGAAGATAGCATTGGCAAGGAATATGTATCCGCCAAACTGCCTCCGCATTTAAAGAAGATTGGAATCTTATCTGATATTCATTTTCCATATCACGACCTTACTGCTTTGACTTGTGCTATTAAATATTTAAAGGAGCAAGAGATTGATTGCTTGTATCTTAACGGAGACATTCAAGACTTCTATTCTATTTCCCGGCACGAAAAGGAAAAAGATATGAGGGATTTCAAAAGGGAGGTAGATATGAATCGGGATTTCTTGCAAAGGCTTAGGGATATATTTAGAACGATTCCGATTTATTATAAGTTAGGAAACCACGAAAATAGATTCGCCAGGTCATTACAATTACAAGCTGAGGAGTTTGCCCAGTTGCATGATTTACAATTTGATGTATTCTTTAGGTTGGATAAGTTAGGAATAACGATGATTGAGGATTGGCAAGGAATGGAAATGGGCGATTTGCTGGTATTACACGGTCACGAATTGTATGGCGGAGGCGGAGTAAATCCTAGTCAGAATCTATTTAACAAGACTATTTGCAATACATTAATCGGTCACGTTCATAGAACTTCAGCAACTCAAAAGAAAACTGGATTCAAGGAGTTTATAAATACTTATAGTACTGGGTGCTTGACTTTACTTAGTCCAAAGTATATGCCATTCTCTATGCATAATCACGGGTTCGCCATTGTAGAAATTGAGAACGGTAAATCAAAAGTTAATAATATTCAGATAAGAGACGGAAAAATTTTGTAGGTTTGTATTTTCATAGTTAAGTTTTTTTGTTAAATAGGTTTAAGTAAATAGAATCCCTATCGGTCATATCGGTGGGGATTTTTGTTTATAACATATTTATTTAATAGGTTTTTAGTAGGTTACCTATTTTTAACCTATTTTTTACCCTAATGTTAAAATAAAATTATAAAAAGTTTTTTTATTTAAAATATTAGGTATATATTTGTTCACACTTAAACAATTAGACAATGGAAAATTTAACAAAGTACGATTCATTAGTAGGCGAATACATTATCGCATCAGGTTGGCATTATGATAATGCTGGAGATATGCAAGGAGTAATAAGTAAAATTACTAAAGAGAAACTTACGGCAGAAGTATGGAGAGTTTATGTAGCAAATCCAAGTGCTTATAGTATGAGCAGTTTTGTATTTTCTGCTAAAGAAATGGATACATTAATTTCTGATAAAAAATTACCTATTGCCAATAAATTTTTAAATACTGGTACTAACGCATTAATCAAATAAATAATCCCGAGCCGAAGCGGATTCTTCGGCAATCTTAAACCAACAATCAAATGAAAAAAATTATCGAGTACATTAAAGACTTTTACCAAACAGACCGAGAAGGTTTACTTGGTGGCATTGCAATCGCAATATTTGGATACCTTTTATTTTGGCATATCGTACCTATAATCTCAGGACTATGAAAAAGTATAAAGCAAAATTCAAAGATGAGGCTGGGTTCTATTCTTGCACCTGGTATTTTGATGAACTAGAAGACTTTTGGGCAGCGGTTTGCAGAGAAGAGCGAGTTTACAAATCAAAGTTTCAACATTTAATCTTAGACTAATGGAAAACAAATTAGCAGAAATTCAAGCAAAAGTTAAAGCACCTAAAGGCCAGTTCAACTCATTCGGAAAATATAACTACCGAAGTGCTGAAGATATCCTTGAAGCGGTCAAGCAAGTAGTTAATCCGATGGGTTATTTTATTACGATTTCCGACACGATAATTAACGTGGGCGATAGATATTACATTAAAGCAACTGCGACTCTCTCAAACGGCAAGGAAACGTATTCTACGGATGGATATGCAAGAGAAGAAGAAAGCAAGAAAGGAATGGATGGCAGTCAGGTTACTGGAGCATCAAGTTCTTATGCCAGGAAGTATGCGCTTAACGGATTGTTTGCATTGGATGACACAAAGGATTCAGATGCTACCAATACTCATGGCAAAGAGGAGGCTAAGCCTTTACAAGCTCAACCTAAACCATTGCAATATTATAAAACTATTATAGATAGTCTTGATTCAATCGAGGGGTGCAAGTCATTCTACAATGACCACTTGGCTGACATTAAATCAAATTCTAATATATTACCATTGTTAACAACTAAAAAATTAAGTTTCACAATAAACCAATAATCAAATGAGCAAATTAATTTCACTTTCAATCAATGTAGACTTATTAGATGAGTCTAAATTTTACAAGGGTAAAAAAGGTACTTACCTAAACATTTCAGGATTTTTAAAAGAAGATGCTGACCAGTATGGAAACTTCGGTTTCGTAACTCAAGACGGAGTAAAGACTCCCGAAAGCAATGCTCCAATCTTGGGCAACTTTAAAATCAAAGGAACGGAAGGATTCGGCACTCAATCTTCAAAGCCATCGCCAGTTTATGATTCTCCAAGTGCTACATTAATCGAAAACGATTTACCTTTTTAATTATGGAAGAACACGAAATAAAATACCAGCAATCTTATGAAAGAGCATTCCTGGAAGTTCATTTTAAAAAATTGCTTAACGCTCCTGAGGATATATTAAAATTTGAAATGAACATAACAAAACAATGTTTTGAGAATGCAGTAAAAGATGAAAGATTTTCACAAGAATTTTTAAACAAATTTAAATATGGAAGAGATACAATTTAATCCACAACAATTCGAGATAGGTTTATTCGGTCATAACCCTATCCAAGACATGAGCAAGGCTCAGATTAATCACTTAGTACATTTGATTAATGAAGGAGTCAAAGAAGGTGGCAAGGATATAAAGTCTTTGCTTGCCATCGCATCGAAGTATCAGTTGCTTTTCTCTGAACTGGAGAAGACTTTAAAGGAAAGCGCAGTCGATGAATTACTTAAATACGACAAAGGTCGATTTGAAGTTCATAATGTCGAGATGCAAGTGGCTGAGGTTGGAACGAAATACGACTTTAGTGCAACTAAGCAATGGGTTGATTTACAAGACCAAATTGATGAGCTTAAAGAAAAGCAAAAAGAGGTCGAGAAGTTTTGTAAAGGAATTAAGAATAAGACTATTACGGTAGATGAAGAAACGGGAGAATCGTTTGAGTTTTATCCTCCAGCAAAATCAAGTACAACATCAATTAAAAAAACAATACTATGATGATTAAAATCAAGAAAAATATTATACATCAGGCAGTTGCCGATAGTTTAAATAAGAAAGGTATTTTACCTTTTTCAGCAAGAGAATGGAACGTTCAGAATGTTCAGCAAGTAGTGTACTGGAATCTTAGAAACAAAGAGCAAGGATACGTTAAATATCCCGAAGTAATGCGAGAAGTTCAAATCATAGCTAAACAAATGCAAGATGAAAAATCAAGGCAAATCCAATAACTCAACTGAAACGGCAGAATTTCTCACGATGGTAGGCATCGTGGGAAT